TTAGACATTATTAATTAATCCAAAAAGTCTTTCAGCAAATACATCATGCGATTTTAAATCAGGATGCCCGCACGGTAGTTCATTGTAATAAAAATCATTTGTTTTAGTATTAAAAGCTATATCAAACTTAACATTATTCCAATTTTTTGTATTATTACAAATATCATCGCTGAAAACATGAATACTATTGATTACTTTTTTAACTTTACCATTTAAATAGTAATTTGCTAGATTAACATGCATTAGTGTATCAAGTATGTCGTCTTCGTGTCTATGATACTTTGCAAAAAACTTTTGCCAAGTTTTGTCATTGTTCCAACTTGCAAGTTGTTCCCAATGAATTCCGTTCCATATACTACGACGCATCGGATTAGACCAATTTATAACTATCAAGTCAGTGTCATATACAGGTGTTTCAAGTATACTTACTGCTATCTCTTTTTGTGATCTTCCGGTATCTGCTTTATTAACAACAGGTATATTTAATTTTTTTCCTAATACATTTGCAAATCCTAACTTACTAGGACCGGTATCAAGAGTACAATCTGGCAATCCTAGTCCATATGCATGACTACACCCAAAGACTACTAGTCTACTCATATCGACGTAACCACCCTAACTCCGGAAATACTGAATAAAAATCTTCATTCCTGTGTTTATCCAAGATAGCATTTTTTTCGTTAAATGCTTTTAGCATATCGGCGTTTTCATATCCTGTGTTCATAAACTGAATTACAGTATCAATTTTTCCAATTACATCTTGCACAATTCTGGGCTTATAAGGTATTCTATCTTTTATTTTTTCAAACGCCCACTTTTTATAATGTATATACTTTGCTCTTAACTCAATTTTAAATTCATCGGGTATGTTGTCGATGCGCATAAAATCAGGACCTGTTAACATATTCAATCTGCAATTCTCTATGTCAACATAACCTTTTTCTACCCAATCCATGTGAAAGTCAGGCCAATTCCACACATTGTACAAACTAATAGTAGGAGTTAATTCAAAGTACACGTTTGGAAGTTTTTCCAACAACTCCTGTCTGTTACTTTCAATTACGTTCCATTCGGTTCCGTGTCTACTATACTCGGCACGAGATCCATTACAATCTAAGCTAGCACTTATTTGTATATCCGGAAACTGTTTCCAGTACTCTACTACACTGTTCTTTTTATACTTAAAATTACTAAAATTAGTTGTGTATCGCAGACGTACATCAGTCTTTCCAAGTTCAATAAAACGGTCAAGTATTTTGTAATGCTCTTCTGTAATTAACGCCTCGCCTCCAGCAAAGTATACCTCTTCAACTCCGGGCAAGTATTTTTGCAAATCTTCCCAGAAGTTGTTTTCATGTGCAACGTTAACTACTATTTTTCCGTCGTTTTTTAAGAATTTTATTAATTCTTCTTCGCCGTACATGTCTTTGTGTTCTTTAGCATGTTGACTGCTTAAATCCGGGCCGCATGTTCTGCACTTCATATTACAAATGTTAGAAAATCGTATATCTAAGTATGCCATGCGCATCTTAGGAATACTACCATCTGCTTCAGTCTTTTCTACTAAATCAAAATGCTTGTCGCCAAACCACTCGTTGTGGTTTTTGCGCAATGTCCAAATGTTAGTGCTTCCTTCTAGTTCGTAACAACGCTTGCATACATCTAGCTTTTTGCCCCGAAGCATTGATTTACGAAGTTCTTTATACTTTTCGCTATTCCATACTTCTTCGATTGTATTATCTTTTAAATTTCCAAATGGTTGTCTGCTGTCCGCAATACAACACGGCATAGCATTACCGTTTGGCCAAACATGCATGTGTATCCAAGGCAGGATGCAAAACGCTTCGTTTTCTTTTAACAAAATTTCTTTATTCATCTAACATAGCCTTTAATTCAGGAAATACGTTTTCAAAATTTTCGTTACGTATTTTATCTAGTTTTTTTACTTGCTGTTGAAATCCTACTTTATGAATTTCCCACTCACTGCTTTCGTTAGTAAAACTAATTGCATCTCTTACATGTTGATGTTGATACCATTCGTTTAATATCATAAAGTCGTGTATTTTTTCTAGTTTTTGCGATCCGACTGCTTTTAGGCTTTCCGGCAATACTTTAGCACAGTAATACAAAGGAGTAAGAGCTCTGTAAATGCTAATCATGTCCTTTTGTCTTAGTAAGTCTTTTTCTATCATGTATTTAAAAAACGTATCTAATGTTACAAAATTAAATACACTCAGTACTGTATTAAACTGATAGTCAATATAATCAAGATTTCTAATACTGTGCAAATTCTGTTCTACTACTGCCCAATCAGTTCCATGACGTAAGAATTCTGCTCGTTCACCATAGTGGTCAAGACTTGCACTGATTTCAACACGATGGAATCTGCTCCACAGGTCAAGTATATCATATTTTTTGTATTTAAAATTACTCATGTTTGTATTGTAGCGAAGGGTAATACGCTTGTTTACACCTGTACGAATCATTTCTTCTAACAGTTGATAATGTTCGTCTGTTATAAGAGGTTCGCCACCAGCAAAGTATGCAAGATCCATGTTCGGTACTTGATCTTTGATTTCTTGTAACAAGTTACCACTTTCGTCTGCATGTTGAATGATTTTAAAACTTTCAGGAACCCACTTGTTTTGTTTCATTTCTTGAGCCCACTGACTGCTGAATTCCGATCCACACGTTCTACATTTAAAATTACAAATATTTGAAAAACGTATATCAAAATATTTCATTTTAAATTCAGGAACGTGTCCAGTTTCGTCAGTTGTTGTAACTATATCGTCAAAGTCTTTTCCAAAGTGTTCTAGACTGTACTTTCTAAAACTAAACGGAGAACTTTCTTCATGTTTATAGCAATAATCACATATGCTACTTTTTTTGTCGTTTAGCATATTTAAACGAAGCTCTTTCATTTTATCGTTATTGAAGGCTTCTTTAAGGCTTTTGTCTTTTACGTTATCAAACGGAGCAGTGTAATCAGATGAACAGCATGGATACACGTTTCCTAATGGAGTAGCATTAAGATGCACCCATGGAAACATACAAAACGTTTTACTTTTATTTAACAAGTGATCTTTATCTAAGTTCATTAGCTGCCTTGCACAAATCAAAGAAATCTTTCATTTCAGGAAAAGTCTGAACAAAGCTATTGCCGCGGCGGCGGTCTTGTTCGTTAAAGAAATTCCAAAAGTCAATCCTGCCATCTAGTGTACGAGAATCGTTGTATGTTGTTGTCTTCATGTAATCAACTACACGTCTAAACTTTTCATACTCCATGCTGCTAAAAGCATGTTTACTTGTGTCGTCTACATTGTCTTTTATAAATTGCAAATGGCTTTCCATATAAGGAACATACGTGTCTTTAGGAAGTATGTTCATATCGTATTGCAGAGGTTCTTTCAAGTAAGGAGTATCAAAGTGAATGCGTTGCCAACGGCCGCTATTAATGTCATTATACTTTTTACGCCATTCTAAGATCTTTTCAAGCAAAAGATTAAATGTTGTTACACTAAAAATGTTAAATGTAATCATAAATGTTACAGGAGCATCGGTACGAGTTAAGAAGTAATCTAGATTTTGTTCAAATACATCAATGTCAAGACCGTCACGAATGTATTCAGCACGAGGACCCCATGTATCAACACTTGTAAACAACTTGAATTGCTTAATTTTATTTTGTGTTAAAAGACTGTTAATAGCGTCAGTAAATCTTTCAACTTGACGTTCTTTGCCGCCAAGGTTGCTGTTAACATTTAGTTCAAGATGTGGCTTAGGGGATTCTTCCAGTAGTTCAAAAAGTTTATAGGTGCTTTTTTGCATAGTTGGTTCGCCGCCAGTAATACGCAAAATGTTCAGCGTCTTGCTAACTTCCGGCCACCATTTCCACCATGCACGTAGGTATGGATTTGAATCTTCTTCATAAACTCTAAAATAGTCGATATCGCATCTATGATTTTTAACATTTGTATATGGGCCGTGCTGCCGAATTTCATTATAATAACGACTGCTTGCTTTAGGATGGCAATAACCACATTTAAAATTGCATTCATTTCCGAATGAAATTTCAATATATTCAGGATTTACATTGTAATCCCATGGATTAAATTTTACTTCATTTAATCTATTATCGGTATAAATGCTTCCGCTGCGAATGTGACGATCGCTAATGTAGTCCTTACCCATATTTTCAATATTCCAGCAATATTGACAACCTTTGGGCTTTTTGCCTTCGAGCATTTCTAAGCGTTCTTGCTTTTTTTCATCTGTGTTGTGTAATGCAGACGGATTAGTTAATAACTGGTCAACATCGATTTTATGAGGTGCAGGATGATAACAACTATGTGTTTCACCTGTTTGTAAATAGATATTGGTATGATACCATTTTGCAAAACAAAACGTAGGACTAAAATGTCTATTTGTAATACTGTTTACTGTTTCCAGCGTTTCTTTATTTGCATTCATTATTGTTCTCTATCTATAAACTGTTGATTTGTAGTTCGTGCTGGATTTTGATAAACGGTTTTAAAGAAATGACTGCCGCCGGCATCAAGTGGAGTCGGACTAATAGGCAAATCAAGTGCTTCTTTTAGCTTATCGCCATAGTCTTCGATTGCTTCCATTAAATTTTCTTCGTTGACTGTTACCTCAAGATTTTTCCACATGTTATTTAGATAGTCAAAATCTCTAACATTTACAAAATCCCAATCAGTCATCATTGTCATATACAATCCTTGACGGGCACCGTAAATAGCCCACAACCCATTTTCAACATCTGCACCTACCATGAGCCAAATATACAGACGATGCAAGTTTTTCCAATGATTCTTATGAAAATCATCAACACTTACTCGTAAACCTCTATCTAATGCCATTTTAACGCCTTCGCGAAAACCGGCACGCCACGCTTGTTGAGGTGTAGCATTATTATAAATGGTACTATAGCAACTATTCATTTGAATGTATTCAATGTCCCAGCAAAAATCGACTTGAGCGTGAGGATTGCTAGGATCGGCATTTTCATGTGTACGCATATTCAATACATATTGTTTAGGCCAACATTTAATGCCACCGTTGCCATACATAAGACCGTTGATGTGATTTTTAGCTGTCCAACTAATAACACACTTTTCTAGATCTTTGTCTTGGTCAAAGTCAAATTCTTTTGTTAAAAATTCTGCGTTAATAATGTTGTCGCCATCGATAGTAATAAATCTGTCAGTGTCAGAAATGTTTGCACATGCTTTGTGTGCAGCATCCGATCCTTTAACGCCATGGATGCGTTTTGCCCAAGGAATTTTTTTACACAAATCTGCATAATTTTTTTCAGCATTAGGCTCGTCGTAGCTTAGATAGATAATATCAAAGTCTAAAACTCTAAATTTGCTCATTTAATAACCTCGTGATAATAAGACTGTAACCTTTTTACAGTATACACACTTATATTGTCATCGTCAAGTTCATTCTCTGATTCAAATGATATACTAAATGTGCGGTCATCGACCAACGTTGCGATATTTACAGTTAATGTCCTGTACAACTCGTGCGGATCGTTTTTTCGTGTTATGTGAAAATATAAAATCTTGTCTAAAGATAAGTTTTGCGATAACAAGTTTTCTTTTAATGTCGGATCAATAAGAAAATTCCATGTTTTATGTTTAATGTCTTGTATAATACTGATATCCGGACTTGTGCTTTTGTATTTTGATATTTGATGTATTTGATCGTTTACATTAAATATAATTTCTTCGTTTGAGAATTTTTCTTTTAATACATATGTCTTTTTTGAAATGTCATACACGACAATGTACGATGTAATGTTTTCTTTACCGTTAATTAAATTGATCACATCATTGAACTCAACTTCAACAAACTGCCCAGCCGAAGCGTTTGATCCACTAATAGACAATATGTTTCCGTTGTTATCAAAATAAACATATTTTTTTGTTGGTATAATTATTGAGTGCATTTTAAATATTCTTCATATGTGTTAATGATTTCATCTGTTACAAAATCTTTTTCTGTATAGTGAAATATTCCAGATTGCTTGTAATTTCCTATTTTTAGCTGTAACTCAGAATTTAAATATACTCCAACTTTATCTTGCCAACGTTCTGTAACAATTTCTTTCCATCCTTGCACATGTGTTTTCATGTGTACAAAATTAGGATAAGAAGTTTTAGTTGTTATATTTCCTGTACAGCCTAAAATCTTTGCTGCAATTGCTGCACTAACGTCTACACTTGGAAATTTTTGAAAATATTTTCCGCCAGCGTATTGTCCATAAAACAATTCCCAGTTGTTCATTACCAGTTCAAGCAATTTGTAAAACTCATGTGCTTCGTCGGACTTTTCAAAATAGTGAAATCCTGCATATAAGTTAGGTAAGCTATGATTTTTAAACGCTTTTCTATAGTACACACTCGTAACCGGATTACCTCTATAATCCAAAACGTTTGTTGTAAAAAATATCTTTTTAGTTTCTAGATGTTTCCACCATGTTGATATGTTATCTAGTACAAGCATGTCAGTATCTAAAACAATTGTTTTAGTATACGGAGTTGCATGGTATATTTTCCATCGATTTTCAACCTTCCACTCGCTGTCACTTGCTTGATCGTTCCACGGAATGTCAACAATGTCGTCAAACACACTAGAAGTTTTGCTATCTAATGTTTCATTTGTAATTAAACAAATTTTGCTGTTAGGATTGGTTGCTCTAATACTTAATGCACACAAATATGCTTGCTTTACATAGTCATGATTACTGTTTTGAGCTAGCATTGTAAAGTTAAGCATTATCAATAATCCTACTTAGACTATACTTATTCATGACATGTACACTGTTGTCGTAAATGACAGCAGGAAAATAACCATTGTTGGTTTGCTTTTCTAATAAAAATGTAAATTTTGTATTGTCTAACCCAACTAGTAAATCTCTATCTGTGGTATAAAACATCTTACCCGGCATAGGTTTTGCAAAATTTCCTTGTTTATATCCATTCATAATATGAATAGCAATGCTAAATGCAAAGTCGTTTCTAAACGTTGACTGTCTTATTTGATAAAGAGTCTTATAGTGATTCCAGTTTTCTTGTATGTGCTTGACTAAATTGAAAAATGTTTCATTTTCTTTTGTTTTTCTAAAAAACACAACAGTTGCCCAATAAAATTTTGGACCAACTTCGCTAATATATTCAAATTCTTTTAAATCTCTGTGACCAGACAATTCAACTCCGGTATCATATATTAAGAAATTGTTTTTTTGGTTAAAACATTCTAACAAGTCAGCGTTTGATACAATGAAATCTGTATCTAATAGCAGTGTTTCATCATATGGACTTAGATTATACACATCTGCTCTAGCAGTATTCTTAAATTCTAAACTTTTCCTTGAAAAAATTCCGTCATTGTACTTTTTATAAGTAAAATTTCTGTCGTTACTTATATCTATTACAGAATCAAATACTTCTGCATTATAGTTCTCTTTTAAATAAGAACTGTTGTCAGTTATTATACTAACAGGTATATTTAAAAAATGTTTAATACGATTTGCAAGAAAAACTGCTTGTTTTACATAATCAACTTCTGTATTATTTCTTGCTATAAGTATAGCACCCTTACTCATGTAGATTAATAATACCTTCAACTGTTTTGTTAATTTTTAATTTATTGTATTCTGTAAGATACTTATTGGCTGCTTTCCAATAAACGCTAACTAATTCGTTTGCAAATTTTTCTAAATCAACGATCATTACCGGAATGTCATTGTCATCAATAAGTACAGTTTCTGTTTGATGTAATGCAAGTAAACTTTGACAAAAGCTAACTAAACTTTGAGTAACTGTAAATTGAGATCCATTGAAATAATACATCAAGTTGTTTTGATATTGTTCTTTTAGAATACGTTTTTGGTTATCTAACGTTATCATTAAATTACTAAAATCTAATGCTTCTTTTAATCTCTCATCCATAGTCATACTCCTGCTGTTATATGTATTATATAACACCAAGGAATACGTGTCAATGTGGATTATGCCGGCGGTGAACCATTGTTGGCAGTAAGTAGTACCTGATTTGCAATAGTAGGTGCTGCTATAGATACAGCAGTTTCTGTTATACTGTTATATATAAAACTGCTGTCAGGTCTCACAGGAATAACATTACTTGTAGTGGTTCCACCAACGCTTTCATCAACCGGTGGTGAGCCTGTGCCAGTGTCACCGTCATTGAAGGTTATTCTAAATCTCAATACAGCACCGGACTTAAACCCTTCGATCTTATAGTCGTTGTCTGCATATACACCAGACCCTGACTTGATAAACAATTGTCTGTACGAACTTGTTAAACTATCATAACCGCTACCGCCAGAGCCGCTTGGAGTAGGAGTACCAGAGCTAGCAGTGAGTTCCCACTTATCAAACTTAACTGTACCAATTGCTGTTAGCAAGTTTGCCCAATCAGTATCTTTGGATCCTGAGCCGCTAGTTAATGATGCTGTAAAACGTATTTCGCCGCCTGCATTAAAATAATAATCCATTTGTGAAACACTTGCAAATGTTGCTGTAACTACATGATAAATTGCTTGAGGAGTAGTACCTCCCCATGCAGTGGACCTAGTGCTAGTTGTTGCCGTTCCAACTGAAAGGTTTCCAACAGGAAATCCTGATGTAGCACCGTTGAAGCTTGTTATAGCAGTAACTATACCAGTGTAGTCATTTACACCCATAAACGATCCGTTTACAGGTGTGCTACGAGCGCCAGTTGTTTGGTTAAATGTCTGAGAAGCGTCTGCTCCTACAGTGTATCCTACACTAGGAACTGCTAACGATGCATAAGCAGATCCTTGTTGGTGCACATAAGCACTTTGCGCATCAAGATATAAATCTTCCCATTGTGCTTGAGTTACCGAATCTACTGTGCCCGATAATGCAGAAGATCGCAGTGTTTGTCCATACGAAGTTAACAATACACCACTAACAGACGTCCTGATTGAATTGTAATCAGTTGCGAATATTTTTCCACCAGTGGCTACCATCTACGTTCCTTTTTTACTTACAACTTTATATATAATTTATTTTTTTGTCAAGCTAAAGAAGTGGTGGTTGTATAAATTGGAGTGGCAACTTCTACATAAAGTCCAGTCGGTCTTAGCTGTGATATAGTACTAGTTAGAGTTCCATTTACACTTTCGTCAACACTAACGTTAGCATCGTCATTAAATTCTATAGAAAAATCAATTTTTGCAGGGTTTGACGGATTAGTTCTTGCTTTTATTGTCACATCGTTATCTGAATAAAGACCCGATCCTGATTTTACAAAAACAGTTTGATAACTTGTTGTTAAATCAAAATTTCCTATGCCTGATGCAGACCCGGATCCTGCTGTTACTGTTGTATAATTAAACTTTAAAGTGCCTATAGCAGACAACATTCCTGCCCAGTCGCTTGCCTTAGATCCAGAGGTTCCGGTGAGTGTAGCCGAAAATCGTACTTCGCCGCCGGCATTAAAAAAGTTTCTTCTATGATTTTCTGAAGTAAATGTAGCAGAAAAGTTATGATAAATGCTCTGAGGATCTGCTGCTCCTCCCCACTGAGTCGACCTTGCACTGGTTAGTTTAACTTCAGTGTCTGCTTGGGTTGCTTCGTAAATATCATTTTTGTTTGTGTACAGCGTGTCTGTTAGTGTACTGTATTCTGCATAAACTGTGTCTGTAATTCCGTCTGCTGATGCAACAGTTGTTAAACTGGGCAATGATCCTGTTTGGTGTACTTTAATTTTAGTTAAGTCTGTTTTAAGATTTGCCATGTGTGTTGCATTAACAGTATTACCTAATGCAACTAATCCAGATGTTAACGCAACACCATATCCAAACTGGCCGCTGCCTGTGCCTAACACAGACGAGACTTTGGCTTGTATTGCATTGTATCGTGCTGCTGTGATTATTTCACCTACGGCCATTAGTAACTCCTACCTTTTAAACTTTCAATACACATTCGACTAACTTTTCGTCGTCGATGTCGTTTGATTCTAAAGCAATACCAACTAACGCAGTAGTTGCCAATGTTGTGCAAACACCAGCAGACATAGCATACACTGGTTGCCCTTTTTTAACAGCACCTTTGACTCTAACAGGAACACGACCCTTTAATGCAATATACTGCCCTTCAGCTTCGCTGTTCATCATAATTGCCGGATTAGTAGATACGACACCTATACAGAAGTTATGAGCAGACGCTGGTTCAACTTCGTGTCCAGTATGCGAACAAACTGCAACTGCGGTTCCTGCTGGCAAATCGTTTTCTGTAGTGTACTTTTCTGCCAAGTCGGCATATCTTGCTTGTGTTGCAGTACCACTAAAGAGCACTGCTGTTAAGTTACCCGAACTATCTCTAGCAGCTATTGTATTTACTGCTGCTGCGGTAGACGCACTTCTGTATGTTCCACTTACGTTTAATGCATCTGCTTGTGTAGCTGTGCCGTTGAATGTTGTAGCATAAACATTGTTCCACTTAAGGCTCGACGACCCTAGATCGTATGCTAAACTTACGCCAGGAATAAATCCTGCTGCGGTTATATTTGCTATATTTTTTTGTATAGTGTCTCTTATATAAAACTTAATACTACTGCCTACTTGATTTTCTATAGCGCCAATAGTTCCTGATTCGATATATAATTTTAAATCGTTGCTATCGCCTATTGTAAGACCTGCATCTGCAAACGAAACTACATCTGTAAACACTGCTTCGTCTTTTAGTAAGTAATTACTAGCGGCTTCTCCACCTAGTTTTAATGAGTTACTAGCAGTACCCCAAATAATAGGACCGCCGACCGTGCCTGCGCCTGTTGTTGAGCCGTTAGTAGCTGCTTGTGTTGCAGTGAGTGTTAGTCCTCTTTTAACTATATCAAACCCAGTGATTGCATCTCCTGCACTGATTGTAAATTCGTCAGAGCTAATAATAAAGATAACGTCATCTTCAATAGTACCTGCAATTACAGCATGAGATTGTGCAAATGTATCAGTTAATGCTAGACTTTGCATCTGAGTTACACCTGTACCGGCACCCTGTGGGCCAACTAGTACCCATTCGTTTGACGCATTTTTTGCAAATAATTGATTTGTTGAATTATTCCACCACAAATCGCCTTCTACTAATCCTGTAGGAGCAGTAGCACTTACTTCGCCGCCGCCAGTTGTTTTCCACTTAGATCCGTCGTATACTTTTATCTTGCTAGAGGTATTATCATACCATATCATTCCGGTTAGTGGCTTTGTCGGGGCTGACGAATTTGAAAAGTGTTCTAATAGATGTAAAAAGTTTTCATTCTGCGCTTCGCCGTATCCTGCAAAATTCTTACCTATTAGTTTTAATTCGGTAGTTTGGTCGACTGTTCCGTCCTCAACTGACGTTAACACGGTACCGTTGTATCTATTAATTATATAAGCCATTTGTGGTTCAACCCCTTTTCAACACTATTATTTACCTTATTAAACGCTTGATGCTAGGTCTGACTCAAATACCCATTGATAAGATCCGTTTACAATAAAACGTTTTCTACCTCTTGTAACACTCAATGTTACACTATTTGATCCACTGTTAAAACTAACATCTTGTAACACACTTTGGTTCTCTGTTCCATTTTTATCGACAGTCACAAACGATTTAACAACTTGAGTAGACGGATCAGTTGTTACAGAACCGCTGTAATACACAGTATGAACATACGCATATACTCCTGTTAATTTTGTAGCTGCCGGTACCAAGTCTTCCAGTACGCTTGCAATAGTGGTATTAGTTAGTCCTGTTATGTCTAGTGACAAGTAGATGTCATTATTTTTTGTAAATTCGTCAACGTATTCTTTTGTTGCTACAGTATCTGGATCATCACTGACATCCGGTGTACCTACTCCAATTATCTTTCTTGAATTTGAAACAGTAATATTGTCAGCACTGTTAATTGTTAAGCCGTAGGTCGTTGTTGTTAGAGATGCCGAGTTTAAATTAATGTAATCTACATCTAGGTTTGTTAACGTACCTATTTGTGTAATACCTGTTGCGCTTGTTACAGTCGAACTTAGTGTTGTTGCTGACAGTATGTCTGCATGACCAATCTTATATGAACTACCAGTTGGAATGTTTACACTGGTTGAACTATCCCATGTGTTGTATGTATAATTCCATGTAAGAGACTTGTCATTGCCAGTTGCTCTAACAATAATACCTGCGCCATCCAATTGAGCATCGGTTAGTAATGTACTGTCTGAGGTAAATGCTATTTCAATATGTTTATCTTCGACTCTCAAAGTAGATATATCTAAATATGTAGTATCACCTTCGACAATTAGATCACCGCCGACACGGAGGTCTCCGTTAACATCTAGTGTGTATTGTGGTGACGATTGCCAAATACCTATTTTTGTTTCGCTGTTATCGATAGTAATTGCATCTACATAAGAAGCACCTTGTCTAACTTGTATCTTATAATCCGAGCCTGTTAACAAGTTTCTATTAACAACAGTAGATCCTTCAACCTTTATTGTAAAATCGTTGTTGAATCCTACAAATATGCCATTATCGTTTTTAACTGATAGTGTACCTGTTCCGATGTTGTTTGACGAAATTTTAAAAAAACTATCTGGAGTATAGGAATTCAAACTCGAGTCAACTAATGTAGATGTTGAGTTTGCAACACCTTGGAAATAGAACTCTGGATAAAACGAGCTTATGTTGATGCCAACTTCGATTGCTGATCCGAATCCCGATATTGCAACAGCTGGTTCAAAAGATTCTCTGCTAATTATTGCAACAACGGCTGCACCTACTAATAATTTTAAAATTGTTTTTAAGTTACCGTATCTATCTAGAACACTTTCTACCCTAAACCCACTCTCACCTTGTACAGAATTGTAAATCGGTCCTGCTAAAATTGTATCTGAGCCGTCGTTAAAATAAAATTGTTTGTTTGTACTATCTATCCACAAATCACCAGCTAACATAGTTGGTTGTGTTGGACTAACCAAAGTAGTATCAGTTGATCTAAACACAGTTCCGTTATAAACTTTTAATCTGCCGTCTGAAGTGTCGTACCATATTTGTCCTCTTAGAGGATGTGACGGAGCAGATGAGTTTGCAAAATTCTCCAGCATACGGATTAAGTTTTCATTTAAGTACTCTCCGTATCCGGTATAATTTCTTCCAACCAAAACTATGTCAGTTGTATCTTCGTCAATTCTTCCATCCACTAGATCAACTAACAATGTTCCGTCAGTTTGATTTATTTTATAACTCATTATACAACTCCATGATAAATTATATAGTTAACAGTACCAAACGGACTAGTGAAGTATAACGGGTCGCCGACTTCTTGTGGAACTCCATCTATAGTAACTGTAGAAAATGTCTCTCCGTTAACTCCTTCAGTTCTCGGTAATCCAGACCCGGATGCACCTCCTGTTATTGACGCAGAAACTGCATCGGAGTCTGTTGCTCCTGTAACGTTTGTTAATGCATAAAACTGTGTTCGTGCTGCGGTAATTGATTTTTAGTGATGTACGAACTTTCAGCGCCGCCGTAGTTGCCTACTGTTTCTGCTGCACCATCATTTAATATACGAGTGCCTGTAGTAGCTGATCCCAAATGTCCTAGTAGGAATCTGCCTCTAAAGTCAGGCAACTTAAACAAAGTTGTAGGTGAACCACTTACACCAAAACTTGTTCCAATTGCAGTATACAATGCACCGTATGTAGATATAGATACTTCCGATCCGTCACACAACACCCATCCTGCTGGAGCAGTCGATCCGCCAAATGGCATGATCATTCCTGGATAAAAAGTAGGAACAGTAGAAACAAAAAGCTCCTGTGATACCCTTCTTATTCCTGTACCAGATCTATATATCAGGATTTCGTCAGATGATGCTATAGTAGTAGAGGTTGACTTAGATGTAAAATATGTATCACTTAATGTTGTTGTAAATGTTTTTGTTGTGCCGCCAGTTTGACCGTCAAAAGTAAACGAAGGCGATGTAACATCACCTGTCATTGTAAATGTTGTGACAGATGCTAGTTTACCTGACGACGATGCAGACCCGCTGATGTTGCCTGTTAAGTTACCAGTGACATTACCGTAAAACCCGTTTGCATATACAAAGTTATACTTGTTAGCTGTTGTACCGATTGAACGTACACCAGATAAATCAGGTACTATGTCGTGTGTTGTGACAGATCCGTACACATCGACATTTCCGCCTACATATAAGTTTTTAGCAATACCGGCACCACCAGCAACAACAATTGCTCCTGAACTTATGCTTGTACTTTCTGTTGTGCTTCCTAGAACTAGGCCGCCGCTTGCTTTTATATTTCCAACTACATCTAATTGTTCAGTCGGCGATGTATTATTAATACCTACTTTTTTATCACTCTTTATACGAATTGCAGTTTCAATTGTTCCTGCATTGTTTACTCTGATGTCGATGTTTGAGCCAGTTGCTCTATGACTAATGATACCTGCACTGCCTTCTACTTGTAGTAACAGTGTCTGAGTTTCGCCAATGTCTAATCCGCTGTTGGTTCTAATTCTTAAAGGTTTTGTTAAAATGTTTTCTACATTTTTTCTAACAAACTCAGAGGCAGGAACTTTTACGCTGTCTACTATAAGATTTTCTGCTTTTTCAGCAGTACCGTAATACTTTCCAACTGCGCCACCGAGGTTTCCACTTATGTTTACACCAGGGTAAATTGTAGAAAATCCTACAATAGTAGACTTCGGAGTAAACGTAGATGAACTTATAATAGTTACTGCTCTGCTATCTGCGTAATTTATAATTACTGGATATTCATTGTTGTCAGTTCCAATAACTGTTTCAAATTTAGCACCGGTATTAGCACCTTCGGCGTATGTAGGACCTACTAGTATCCATCCAGATCCACTGTATAAGTAAACTTGTTGGTTAGATGTGTCTATCCATAAATCGCCTACTGTGCTGTTTGCTGCATCTGGTTCACTAACTGCTTTTTTCAGTCCGCCGGCACTTACCCACTGAGAGCCATCATACACTTTTAATTGGTCGATTCCTGATGTTGTATCGTACCACAGTTGTCCTTCAACTGGGTTATTAGGAGGATTGTTGTTAGCAAAGTTTTCAAGTAAATGTAATAAATCCTCTATGAGAACTTTACCGTAGTCACTAAGATTACGTCCAGGAAATCCTAAACTTGTTTCTGTGTTAATTGAATTGTCTTCAACTGTAATTGAGCCTTTGTTTACGCTATCGGTAAATTCAATTTCATATGCCATTATTATGCTCCATTAAAACCACTTAAACTCTGAACTCTTACAGTGTAATCTATTTGAATTAGTCTGTTTAAACTTTTTTGTACAGGATGGAAAATAACATGTGTTAAAAGTCTACCTGTACCAGTTGACGAATAACTTCTTAAACCTAGTTCATCAAACACATAAAGCTGTTCAGAACTTGCAGCCGTGTCAAACGCTTGCTGTCCATCTGGCTCGCCGTAATCAAGCAAACAACTAATAACAATATCTGTATAGTTTGTCCCAGATAAGTGTCTGATTTCTGTTTTGTTTCTTGTTGGGTCTAGGTTATTTACACTTCTGTCATCAACCACTTTTGTATAAGTTTGGTTATATAAGCTAGCATTTGTACCTGTTGCGTTAGGAGTTAGATATGTAATAATACCTGTAGGGTCAACGCTTGTACCACCGTTGCCAAACGACATTTCATATATAAATCCTTGCCCAGCATTAGATAAACTTTCAGCTAATGCTAAACTCATATTTTCATAGTGAATAGCATTACGTTTATTGATGTATGTTTCTCCCGAAACTGGGTCAAATATTTTTATGTGTCCTTCGACATGTATTCCATTTAATTCATTATATTGTGTCATTCTTACCACCTATACTATATTTATTTAGGTAATTGTATTGTTGCTCCGCGGAGGAATCTGCTAATATCATTCTCAGAATCCTTAAGAGCTTTACCCGTTTCGTTCCAAACTTTTCCTATTCTTCTCACTACATTTATATAAATATTTTCAGCCGGTGCAGTTGCTAGACTTATAGTTCCTGCTTCAACATCGACTGTAAACTCTGGCGGAAGTACAATGTCTGCCTCCGGGCTATCTTGATCGATTGTTGCAACAAACAAGTCAAGACTTGTTTTTCTTAATTTTCTACCTGCAACAATTACATCAATTTCGTTTACCGATGCGGGTGTAAAATCTAGTACAAAGTCAGTTGATGTGCCGTCACCAATAAATGTTTGAGTTAGTGTTCTGTCTCTGTACGGAATGTTTTCGTCAATTCCTTGTCCATACAAAGTTGCACCAGGATTATAAACATTCTTAATGCCAGTTCCTAATGTTCCTCTTCTTAGTTGTAACAAATAGTTTCCTACAACTTCAAAGTATTCAATACGTTCGCCTTCTATAAAAACAACTCCTGGCTTGTTCATTTCTTTACTAGGGATAGCAATTCCGGCCGAACTTACTAAAGATATTCTAGCATCATAGTAATTAAGTGGATCTTTTAAAACATATGAGTTGTTTTGATTTAACCGCTTATAATGAGTTCTGTTCATTATATCTTTAAACATTCTATAACCAAACTTTGGTACAACTGGATTAGCTGAAAACTGTAATATGTCAATTGTATCATTTTCTATCGGAGTTCGTAGTAACTTTACTGCGCTTCGATTATCAGTTAAAGTGTAGTCGACATTAGGAGTTAACAATTCTCCATTGTGTATAACCCACGCATAATTTCCACTTGTAATTGGTGATCTTAGTTCAACAATACCCGAAGAAAGAAGATTTCGTTTTACATAATCGCTCGATCCTGCACTTACCGAAGTTGTTGTTAACACATCATAAGATATTCTATTAAAGTCGTTTACATCATGATTGCTAAATGTATAAATTTCAACTACCTCGCCACTTGACGGTGCTATTGCAAACTGTATAGAATCGCTTAGTACATATTTTATACTTGCTATTCTGCACTCAATAGACGAATGCCCATCAAAGTCTAATCTAAACACGTCATTGCTTACAAACGCATCTCTAATATTTGTATTTCTAGTAACAAACTGTACTACATTGTTATCTGAAGAGTGTACTACTAAATCTTGTGTAGTAGAATCAACCACTGCCGCGCTGTCATCATAAACAATTGAAGTAGCATAAACGTGATCGTCTGCTTGTAAGAAATCTAAGTTCAATGTTTGACTAGGCAATGCTTCAAATGTTATTTGAGTATCAAGAGTCCAATAGTCTGCATTTTTTAACACAAAAATTTCTAATTTACTTCCAGCTGGGGCAACTGTTGAAAACAGTATTTCGATAGTTGCGTTCACTGGATCAAACGAATATTGAGTTGACAGTAGCTGAACTCCATCGGCAAACACTATTATATCAGTGTCATCTATAGAAGTTGTATCTTGGAATTGCCACTCTTCGATTTGGTACACTCTAGCACTGGTTGTAGTAAACGAAATATTGTAACCAGGGTTTAGAATTCTGTCGTTAACTGTAACCAATATTTTGTGAGATATCGGCAAAGCGTTAAACGGAATAGGAATATTTGTTGTGTCAAACTTATGATAGTTTGTCAAGCCGTCGGCTTCAAACGTTCTATCTATAACCATTTGACTGTAAGTTTTTAATTCACTGCCATAAATTGTCCATTGTACAAAATTATTTTCTGCAAGAACTGTAAAGTCAAAAACTATTTGTACTCTGTTCGGATAGTCACTAGTGTTTGAAGATTGAACTAGTGTATATGCTGTACCTTCGGACAACACTTCGCCATTCTTAGTTACAAATGCCGATAACTCAGTTTGCCAAACAGCACTTGTAGTAACAACCAATGTACTGCCGTCGGATACAAATGTGCCTGTGTCTAATAGATCTATACCGTTTGTACCGATTGACATTATTGACAAGTTAGATCCAAGTGTTGAAATGTCATTATCAAATAGTAGTAGATTATTCTTCAAATCAAGCGAGTATAAATCAGACGATACAATATCGTTATCAATTTTTACTACTACACTATCAACGCTTTGTGGCACAGATGGTAATGCAAAACTTGTCGAATCTCCATCGATCTTAAAGTTTGCTACACCTATTATACCTGTGCCATCTGTTGTTCTGTGATAAACTTGGATATCCAGTGTATCCAGTATTTGTCCTGGAACAAGTTCTTCTGGACCTCGAGAAGTTGTTGTTGTAACAAATCCGTCGCCGTCGATGTTTATCTCTCCGCTTGACACACCTGCTGCTGTAGTGTAAGCTAAGTTACCGCCTTCAATTGCTGTATCATAGCTGTCGTTGGTTGGAACAAAACTTCCATCACTTGTGCTTTTTCTAATTACAACTACATCGCCGTCAACAATAGAAATTAGTTCTTCGTTTATAGAAACAACTGTAGTTTCACCGTCACCGACTAATGTTTGCATTAGTGCATTTGGATTCGAAAGTACTGTGCTGTAATCGTACTCAGGATCATCAATTCTAACGTTGTTTAGATACACGTTGTATTCAAGGCCGTCTTCTAATGGATTCGTTAGTTCGAATGTATTTGTACTTCCATCACAGACAAATATTTCATCGTCGTATGTATTACTAAATGTATCCCACGGTAACGCACCATATCCCGAAACGTCAAACCCTTGCTGAGTTCCAAAGTCTATGCTGTCTAAAATTGTACCAGTGTAGTCAACGCCATCCATTAACTGAGACAAGTCTTTACCTAGCATTCCAGTTGAAGGATTGTAGAAAAAGTTAATTCTGTCAGCAGCCGACAACAGTTTAATATTTTTGTTGTACGTAATCTGTATCAAAGACTCGTTTGCTGGAGGATCCATAAACTCAATGTAACCGATTTCTCTGTTGTATGTTTTTGTTTTATCTGTAACATTTCCAACAACAAATTGACTTGATAGCTGCTTTACTCCATTTACACTAACAGAGTAAGTATTTGTTCTCAGATCGATTGGCCATTTAAGGTAGAACAATTCTGCGGCGCCAGTTCCTGTAAATGTCTGTGTTTCATCAAGTTCTGTAAACAAGTAAGAACCCGATACTCTATCAAATTTCATTCCAATGCGAGTGCTTCTTACAACTCCATTACCTAGAACTGCAACTGCTTTTGCTTGAGAACCACCCTCTGCTATACTGCCTTCTATTGTTATTTCAGGAGCAGTTAAATATTTTCCTCCTGTATTGTCAATGATAACCGACGAAACTCTTCCTCTGCTTAGGTACGCTCTTGCTGTAGTTCCGTTGTTATTATCAATTCTAACCAACGGTGTTGACGTATATCCGCTGCCGCCATCTGCTACATCGATTCTAATAATATCATAACCGTTATTATCAAGCCACGACTTGAATGGATATTCTAAGTATTTGTCAGCAATGCCTGTTAAAACTCCGTCAATAACGCTAATACCATTAGTCTCAATTTCTCTAGTTTCTAAGTTATAACTTGGAGGCAAGTCAAAGTCTGTAATCAGAGATTGAGTAGGCTCAGTATATGTATAAGAACTGATATATTCTCTAACCTTTGAAGCATACGGTTTTACTTCATTAACGTAATCTTCGTAATTTTCTAGGTTGTCATTTTTAAATGTGACAGACTGAGATAGATTTCCTAGATTGTGCTTTGCTCGTATAAAGCTAGTTTTAAATGCCCAATCTATGAAAAGTTGTTCGCTAAATGCATATCGTACACTAGCAAAGAATAATTTGTTCCACTCAACTTCTAAGTCACCAATGAATATGTCATCTCTTAGTGCAGTTAGTATGTTTCGTAATTCCACAACAGGTTCTCTGTCATAAAATGCAGTATCATATATGTTTGCATCATATCCACTTGTAGTTGTGATAAAGTCATAAAGTCTTGAAGCTAGTTGTATAGTTCCGTTTTCTCTGCCTATTGTTTTATAATTTATTGTATAATCTTCAGTTAGTTGATCATCAATTTTTTCTAATAGCAACCAACCGCCAGAACCAATAGTGTTAATTTTAACAACATCACCTATGTTATTATCTAACCCAAACAATTCGTATGATTCGTTTACAGTTTGATTTATTGCAGTTTGAGAACCGTATCCTGCTGCATACCAATCAGCATATGTCCAATAGTTTTGAGTGTTATACTTTTGACTATCAACTCTTGTCCACGATCTAGCCGATTTGTTATAATCGTAAATTGCCCAACGGCCTACTATTTCGCTATCAGACTTAACAAGTACACTAAACTTTCTTGGGGTTAATGTTGTATTGCTAGGATAATTTTTACCTTTTGATCTTACTAATACAGAAGTTATTTGTCCTAGATTATTGATAGTTGTTTTAAATATAGCCCCTGTTCCTGACGAGCTTGTAATTTTAATTTCAGGAGCAATAACGTAGCCTCTTCCAGGGTTTACAATATTAACAGAAATTATTCTTCCATCTTCGACAACTGGACTTAATACGGCTTGCTCAGTTTTTGCAACTATAACAAATCTTAAATCTTCCAAAGTATCGACTGTGGTATCATACCGTCCGCTGTTTTCATTAGGAATTTCTTCTTGACTTAGCAACATTGACATATCGTAGTTGTCTACTATCGAATTTTGCAACAATACAGAATTTGCTCTTTCAACAACTTGTTTTAGTGCTTCTGTTTTATTAATAAACATGCCCTGTCTTGGAGAATTTAATATACCATATTTTTGTTTAACAGAGAGTGCAGTATCGGGCACAGGTCTGTCGTTAATGTCGTATCCAATTAAACTATCAAACCACTTTGTTTCAACTTTTTCGTTAGGCTTGCTACTTGCTAAGTTTTCAGTTAATAGTTGATACTCAGAATGAATGTTGTTTATATTAGTCAGGTCATTTGTTATTGTGAAATGTAATGCAGTTTTTGTGCCTTCGATGTAACTACGGGCATTGTATAATGCAAATTTGTCTTGTCCAATTAGTGCAACAAAAGTATAACCAGTAGATGCAGGATCTTCAATTAACTTTGCAACATCAAACGCAGACAGTTTTCTGTTATTTTTAAAAGGAATAGTCTGAGGATTTTTAACCCAGAAGTAATACTTGTAGTTAAAAGTTCCTGTTTCTATGTTATAAACTTTACGTAAACTATATGCATTTAGATGTAGAGGAGTTCCAGTTATACCGTTAGCAAAGCCTTCGTTGGTTTCAGTAATTCTGTTATATTCATCCGGAGTTAAATCTGATTCAGTCCATTCGTACACATCAATTGACGCACCATCAACTAATTTATTCCACCATGCAGTTCTGTACTGAGTAGTTCCTTGATAAGGATTGTACCAGCTAGCTTTAGAAATGTCCCACCACAGTCTTCCTACTTCCGATGTTGTCCATGAATTTAATTTGTCAACAAATACGTCAGGATAATTTTGATTTATATCTTGTTCAGCAACTGAGTAAACAGCTGGGTCATACCAAGTTTTATAGAAAATTTCACTATCGGCAACCCCGGCAATTTTTCCTTGTCGTGGATCTATCAAGTCGATTGTTCCAAATGTAGTATTCTTTTCAGTATTATATAAGAACACTTTCTTAATATATTTTACATCAACCTTATTAGTTTGCGATGTAATTGTTGACCAACTATTGGTATTTCTTTCTGCTCTGCAATCAACTAACATTCCAATTGTAGAGTCTTCATTTGTTATTTCTGGAAATCCTATATAGATATGGTTGTCAACAATTTTAAAATTAGTATTATCCTGTAGTCTAGTATTTCTTGTATAAATTAGATCTTCTGCGTATACAAAGTTATCTCCAATTTCCTGGAATACATACAACTTTCCTAAATCTTCAGCGACTGTCATAAATCTTGTAGAATTGTTATCAAATACAGTCGCATTATTATCAAACAACATTCTAACTTTTGAATCGCCGTTTTTGCTTGATATTACAAGTTTGTTACCAGCAAAGTCAATGCCGGTGCCAAACGATTCGTTATGTTCAGTAAACGGACTCGGAATAGATTGTTGTAAAGCAAATACACCGTTTACTTGTTTGTAAATGTATACTATTCCTGTATCAATTCCGGTTAAGTTATTATGTGGAGCACCAACAGCTATCTTTGTTCCTGTATCGTTTATTGCTAAACTAAATGCATAATCTTCAACGCTGTCATCAGTATCTATATACTGACCAAACTGCCAGCGACTGCCTTCGTTTCTATACAACCCAATTCTATTTAAAATTGTTGGATCGCCGTTTTGAGTTAGTCCAGTATCTAATGATCCTGATAACACTATCATATCACCTAGCGAATTAACATCAAAATTATATCCGATGCCTGTTGCATTTACCAATCCCGTACTATCACTATCGCCATCGATTACATCTACAGTATTAGGAATAAAGCCAACATGTTCGATGTCTGAGCTCAATGAAATCCAGTTAGTTAAGTCAAAAATTCCTGGTGCTAGATTTGTACTTGCTTTATAAAGATAGCCTTCGTAATAAACGATTTCGTCTACATAGTACTGTGTTGTTTCTGAGAAGGAACCTTTGTACATTCTATTACGTGAGTATTTCCAGTTGCTGTCGGTATACTCAACAAAATAAATTCTACCTGTGCTACTGCCCGGTGCACCTATAAATATTTTAGGTCCGCTGTAATGATTACGTATCTGTATATTAGCGCCAAACCGTTCACCGTTCATTGGATCCGGACTTGTAAATGTTGTAATTAGATTGTATAAACTGTTAGGTTGTTTTTCATATAGATATACAATACCTTGAGATGACAACCCGCTACTACTACCAGTAGCATCACCTTCTATCAAGTAAGTTGGTGTCCAGTCTTGCGACAAATCAGAAATTGTGCTGTTATCACCTGCAATAGTTTTATTTGCTTTCCATAGAGTACCACGATCGCTAACAATATCGCCTTCTGCGTAACTACCAGTAGGATTTAAAATTCCTACATAACGAGTTTTAACATTACCAGCATTTGGTGCTCCAACTGCAATGTACTTTCCGTCAGGACTAATTGCTACGCTGTATCCATACTTAGAGCTACTATCATGTATAGAAGTCGAAGGCAGGATCTCTTGATATTTTGTCTTTGCAATAGATTCGTTAAATCTATAATATAAGTTAACGTATCCGTTTACTCTGTCCGGCGAACCAACTACAATTGTAGAGTTTGAAGAAGATACGTCAAACGAAGATGCAAATCCGTCACCGTCGCCGGTTGGATTGATAGACTCTTCTTGCAGTGCAAATACCGAAGAGTGTTTGTACACAGCCCATTGGCTATCTACTGCATCATCTACCCAAATTTTATCACTCAAGTCATCTTGTACTTTATAGTACTGATTGTTAATGTCATTGGAATCAGCAAATCTTCTAGATCTAAAAATAGATACTACACCGCTAGAATCTTCGTAAGGAGTGTTAATATCAATACTAACCGGAGTTTCAGTTACAATGCTTACCTTATCTAGTACTACATCTACAATTTTATGAAAGCCATTTATGTTTAAATTGTTGTTGTATATTCCGATTATTTCATCTTTTTCAAATGGTACGTAGTTTTCAAACTGTAATGTAAATCCGCTTGGTGTTCCGTTTTCGTAGAACTTTCTATCAGTTGGAGTGTATGACTGAATCCCAATAATCTTTTGATCTGAGTTTACATGTCTTACTACATCCCATGTGTTGTTTTTTTCAACTATCCAAACGTGATTACCTAGCTCAACTTCTTCAATGTTTAAAGTTAGTAATTCGTCGTATGTGTTAACTACATAATCAACATCATCGTTTCTAACATATCCACTATCTCTTGTGAATGTTGTTGTGTTTGTAGTTAGAGGAAACGGCTTATGGGTATAATCGTCTGGCTTCAGATAAACATCATAAGAAGGAATTTCGTAAACTAAATCAGTTCTAGATGGTGACAAACTACTAACCAATTCAAAAGGTTGTGGCTCTAGTCTATACTTTTCTTCATCTATTTTGTATTCAACTTCTTTTATGTTATTAACCGAACCATACTGCCCAAGAGCAATAGCCCATTCTTCAAAGAATTCTAAACTATCTTTGTCCGCAGAGCTCAGTGCATCAAACAGTTTTGTAAGAGAATTTTTTGTTCCTTTTTCTGCAATAAAGCCTTGATAAAACTTATACTGACTTACGTCATCGTTAATGATGTTTGCAAGGTATTCACGCTTTTGATATCCGATTAAGTGTTGTCCTAAACGTTGTTGCTCTGTATCAAAGTTGTCAGTGTCTAGATCATAAAAATCAGTAAACTGATTAACTTTATAATCCCAGTTTGCATATAAAGACGGTGTCGGTTTCTCGTCTAGTAGATTCCAATGATTAGCATCAAAGTAATCAGTACTTGTGTGTTTCATATTTGAACTGTAATAAAATTCTTTGTATTTTACTAAGTCACCTATTGAATAGTCAGTCCATGTATTCCAATTACTAACGTATGCTCGATCGTAGAAAAATCCCGGTATGTTTAATCCACCATTCCAGTTGTCAGTTCTGTAACCTACTAACTTTATTCTTTCTTGTCTATATCCCGGAATCATATCATAAATGATATCATTAAAGACTGTAACGTTGTCTAATAGCACAACATGTTCTGTTTGTACTAACGGTAGTCTAACTAAGAAAATACCTTCGGCTGTTTGTATTGGTTCCAATCCGTAGGTATTAGCATTTGTTCTATATATAGAAGAAAATTCTTTAGATAGTCTCTCGCCAGTTCCTGTTAAAATGTTATAATCGTAAAAATTATCAAATATGTCATCAACCATATGATAATCTTTAGAGAATTTTACACTGTTTCCAACAGGACTTATTGTTATAACCGATCCAGTATCCCAACCTTGAGTAACCCAGAACATAAATTCTTTTGCACATAGACGCATATCTTCTACTGCTTGAGTTTCTGAATTATAATAGTCAAAGACGAATCCTTGCACTTTACAATAATTCTCGTAACCTAAAATAAAATCAACTACTTCTTGAATTGATGCAAATGTATATCCGTAAGGATATGCAACAACGCTATCTTCAAAAGTTGTTCTAAATACTGCACTTACTCCGCCAACAATAGGAAGTGAAGATAGTTTTGTAAACTTAGTTTCTTCAAACGCCGATGAACTTTCGTGTGTTACTTTTGTTCTATAATAGCTGTTTTCATATCTAACAATAATACCAGCTACATACTGCTTGTTTTCATCCCATTCTACAAACGACTCGCTTATTCCTCCAACGTTAACCACCGGATCAACATTTCTTTCTCTGTGAGGATTTATGTAAAACACAGATGATTCTTTATCATATCCTGATAAGATATATCCATTTTCATTTTTTTCAAATATCATACCACTTAGCGATGGAACATCTAATGCGCTGCTTGTGTTTAATACAATTTGATAGTTTTCCTCTGGTACAAAGACGTTTCCTTTGTTTAACGGTGTTCTGCTATCTAACACTAGTTTTAGTTTTGTTTTGTCAGCAAAACCACCTAAGTAAACTGCTAATTGTAAGTTTAGATTTTTTAGTTGTTCTTTATAAGAAGAAAAGTTTGCAGAATGTTTGGTTGTTATATAGTTGGCAACATAATTAACCAATCCAGATGTTTGTACTAACTCTTCAGTTTCTAGCGTACTAGGAAATACCAACTCGCTGAGTTGTATTCTCTTGTTAGTTTCTGTATAAACAAAATTTCCAGCAACGTCTTTGGAAATTCTAGATAAGTCAAAACCTATACCAAACAACTTAGAAGGTTGTAACAACACCCAGGCAGTTATAAATGCAAACGGAAATTCCGAGCTTCTTCTCCATGCAGTTTCGACGTATGCTTCATCACCAAATGCAAACTGACCTCTTGTTTTTAGTCTGTCAACATTTTGTGCTAATCCGCAGTCAACTGGACTTAGCAATTGTCCATATTCGTTTACAGGAATATTGTTTAACAATCCAGGTCTATAAAACTGTACATTTCGTTCTATTAGTTTGCCTGGCTGTCTAATAATTCCTTCTTGCAAGTCGTACCACAATACAGTGTTATTGTTTGTGTACGGGGCAGGTCCGTATACATCTTCCCACCAAGTAGGTTGTATTGTTAAACCTAACATTTCCCAAGGATGAGTGTGCGGTCTATCAGTATCAAAATAATGTTTATAGATACTTCTCCAAAATCCGTCTAGATTGTTTCCGTTTATATCTGAGCTATACTTGTAGTTGTAAGAAAATCCGTCGGAAATGTCCCACGCATCATTTTTTACATAATCCGGAGACCCTGCTACTTCTAACCATTGAGCAAAGTCTGATAACATTATGTTGTTTAGACTTTCTTTTTTAAATCCAGTGTCTCTGTTTACACCATTGATAAAATCAAAAATGTTAAGTTTAGACACATCATAGGACGACTTAATGTTGTTGTAAATTCTTCTTTCTAGTTCAAGTATTAGTTCGTCACGATAGTCATTGTATGCTAGTATTAAACTACCGTCGTGTCCTTGAATCATAGTCTGAGGAGTAGAATATGTAGTATCCACAATTAATGAAGGAATGTATTTAGGATACAATCCTAGTTTAGTAGGTGTAGGAGGAACAAATGTTCCGTTAGTGCTTTCAAATTCGTGTACTTCAACTGTATCATTTGAATCTAAATCTAATGTTACGTAAACAAATTCGTTTTCAAAAGTATAGTCAACTCCGTGTACTAACTGTTCACCATTTAAGTACACTAATATAGATCTAGTAGATAGTGTTTGTAAATTAAATGTCTTTGACATTGCAAAATACGCAGGTCCTGGATACTCTACAGTTGTAGATGAAACAGTCGATGACTGGTACCCTAACATATCACTAAAATAAAATGAGTTTGTTGAAGTTTTATCTTTGTTAATTCTAGAAAGAATTAAGTCTACATGCTCTTTAACTGAACCATGAAATCCTGAATTTTCTGCTTCGTTTAAAAATGTTCTTTTAAACTTAGCGTATTCTTTTTTTGCATATCTTATAGATTTAATAATGTTAGCATCTTTGTCTGTGATATGGTAAAGACCTAGCGGCAACGGACCTGAGTGTTGTATAAATTTGTTTCCATATGTAGATACGTTACCTAAGTCTCTTAAATTGCTTGCACCCGGAAACTCGCCTGCAAAGGTTCTAACATTTTCTATAATACTGCTAGCATGATCATTTACTTCGCCTAGCGTAAATACAGATAGGCTTTCGTTTAATGGATTTTTTTCAAGGTTTGACGGAATCTCGTAGAATCCGTTTGCATTTTTTGTTGCACTACTGTATGCTTTAATTACTAACGAATCGCCTACTGTTAGATCATTATTAAAAATTACAACTGCTATATTGTTAACATTTTCAATAGTATACTCACTGGTTAGTTTTTGTTTTTTTCCGTTAACATAAACATATACAACCAAGTCAGTAAGCGATCCACTGTTGTCAAACATGTCGACAGCAAAATTATTTAATTGTGTATCTACTATAGAATTTTTAATTACAAACTGTTTACTGTTTGCATTTGCTTTAACCCATCCGTTAACAAAAGAATAAGCGTCTCCTGAAGGATCATATAGTTTTAGATATCCTTTATCAGTGGTTACGCTTCCGCCGCGATGAACAGCAGACTGGTACTCAAAGGAATCGTTGGTTAAATCAAAGATAAATTGTATATCGCCGATATTGGCAATGTTTTGGTAACTTAATGGAAAACCTAGTTCAACATCATTTGACCCTGTACCTATTTTATAGCTAAAAACTTTATTACCAGCAAATGTTGATGCTGGATAATAAGTTAAATCATTAAAAGCTATACCAGTTTTATCAAACAAATCAAATAACGGGGTTTGATTTACTGATGTTTTTTCCTGTGATCGAGTCCAAGTGCCGCTTGTATAGGAAAACATTTTTCCTTTGTAGCTGTCACCATTTAGAATTAATACAGTTTCGTTTTTGTTAGGAACAGAATCTGCGGTTTCGATTAACGATATTTGTCTGCGACCGTTGTGTGTTATAAACCTTACTTCGTAAATTCTACCATTTACTAAAATGTCAGTGTCGGCTGTAAACAGCACTCTAGTACCGTTAACAAGATCAATGCCGTCAACGTTATAGCCTAGACTTCCTTCAATTGTGCTAAAAGCATCAACTGTAAATGTATCAACTACATCAACAGGCTGTTTTGCTTTAGTGCCGTGATTAAACAGTTTTAATCCTGCTTCAAATTCTATAATAGGTCTTTTTGCTCTAGCATCTTGATCGAGCACAATTTCGTTATTACTTGCTTCTGCACTTGCAACAATTACATCCTTGTGGAACCATCTGTTATATCGTGTCCACGGATTTTTATCAGCACTTGCTCTATTAATAACAATGTAATCTTTTGTTCCCGGAAAACTAGTTGCGTCTTCAAACGGATATATGTCAAATGCAGTGCCATCAAACGGAATGTTATATTCAGATGTAAAAATTGCAGGAACTTCTAGTGATTCGTCAGATATAAGAACGATTTTATTTCCTACACCCTCGACATAAAAATATTTTCCAGCATATGTACTTGGAGTTACATTACCAGCAAAAGACACTTTCATGCCGTTGCTTAATTCTACGCCATTGCTAGCTTTGTAGGTCTTTTTTCCAAGTATTTCAGTATCAACATTTATTGATGTGTTTTCTTCAATATTAGAAATATTAAAAATACCGCTAGTGTTAATGTTGTTTTTGCTTATATAATACAACGTTGACGGAGCGTTTGCAGGAATAGTGAATTCTATTATGCCCTTTTCAATAAAGGTTGCATCTGTAATTTTGCCATCTTCGTCATATTTTACAATACCGTCATTGTACAGTGCAGAAACGTTTTCACCAGCAGTGTAATCAATTCCTCCAGTATCAGCTAGAATGTATGAGCTGTTTTCTGTAAACGATCTATTTACAAAAAATGCAACAGGATGTCCCGGAGTGTTAATTTCAAATCTGTATGTTACTTCTTTATACAAGTCAAGTCTAGGATTTCTTGTAAATCCGTTAGGAGAAAATACATATGCATAATTGTCGCCTTCATCTGAAAGAGATATTGTATATGTACTAACAACTTCAGACGATTGTCCGGAAATCACGATAGGATCTGGACCCATCGGCAACCAATAATACTCTCTAAAGTTTACAAATTTATCCCAGTCTATGTGAGGGTTCCAAGAATAAAATTCCTGGCTATTTAAAATACTATGGTTAGAAACAGTTGATTTGAAACTTTTTAATTGTCCGAGATAATCTCTGTATCCTTTTAGAAATGTTACATTATCAAGTTCGTCCTTAGCAACCACAACTGGTTCGAATTGATAATTTTCTCTGTCCGCAGAGAAGTCTGCCAAGTAGCTATCTGATGCAGTCGTAGCTTTAGAAAACCGTCTACCAGCAAACGCACTAAGTTTTTCAACTACACCGGGGGTAGTCATTTGATCAAGTGTGCTGCTTAAAAACTTTTTGTTAATGTTTGTTCTAAAGTATTTAGGTAACAAATTAATAGATGAAGTGTTACTATTTCCGATAGGAAGTGGGAAGTCATCTTGTATATTGTTGTTTGCCATCAGTAAATGTAGCCTCCGGTTGTATTACTTGTTGTATTAAGTGTTGTACTTTGTACTCCACTGTTTGAAGTAGAAGTAGATGTAACAATTGACCCATCTGCTTTTAATCTGTCTGTAGTATTAGAACTTATTATTTCAACGTCGCTAACTGTTGCTCCGCTTATAAAAATTTCGTCAGTTTGAGGAGTTATTTCAAACAGGCTACCAAATGTACTTGTAGCAGATCTAGGAACAATAACTATGCTGCTAACGTCTGGTGCTAAATCTTTCATTATGTAAGACGACAGTTCAGAGAAGTAAAATGTTTCTCCAAAATCCCAATTGTCTAGTGCAAAGAATTTATTAATACTAGATACTACTCTAGATTTAATTTCGTTGTCATTGACTACTCTGTTAGGATTTTTTACAATTTTAAAGATTGCTTGCATGTCTGAATCTGCTTTACTACCAAATAGTATTTTATACTTTACAGGATGATAAACTATATCATCGCTGATACTTTTAACTTTGGCTAATTCTGCTCCATAGTTAATGAACAATTGATCGCTGCTAGGAGGCAACGGTTTGTCAATTGTTCCATCTAGATACTGTCTAAACAATGTATCGTATGAACGAGTTAACAAATACACATCAATTATATTGCTACTGCTTGGATCAATTCTATTGTTTTCGTCGCTAGCATGAATGTAATGAAACTTGATATTGTCTCTTCCTGTATATGCATTGTAATCGTATATTTGGGTTAGTGTGCCTGCTGTTCTGTTGTACTGTTTAAATGTGTCTGTTGACTCTATATAAAAAATTGTACCTGTTGCATACTCTGTTAAATTAATAGAACTTTGTGTAGGAGCTACAACTATATTTTCAGCTGTCTGATTAACATAAACAGTAAACTCGTTGTTGTTTATTATAGTTTTTTTAGTAAACACATATGTAGCATCGTTTACAATATCAGTGAATATGTCAGGATTATCAATTACGCCGTCATCGTCGCTATCATAGAAAACAACTTCTACTTTTTTTGTATCAACATAACCGTTTTCGTCTCGGTAATCACTTGCTATTTCCCAATCAAAGTCAACGGTAAACGGAATTAACTGTCCTGGCTGTTTGTTAATGTTGAGCACTGATATTTTATCTTTTACAATAACTCCGGTCTGACTATCATAAATCTTTTTATTATTGTCAAAATAGAATCTAATTTGTGCATCACTTTCGAATATGTAACGCAGTGATCTATATGTTACTGTATAAGAAAATCCATTTGTCTCAAATAATAATAACCAGCTAGAGTCTAGTTGTTGATTGCTAGTGTCTCCTGCTTGTCCTAGGCTAAAGTCATCATAAACATTTAGGTTGTCTTCGTTGATAACTTCCCACTGTCTGTTGTCTCTGTCGTATCTTAATCCAAATGTTCTATATGCAAATATTTCAGATATAATTTGTGTGTAAACATCATTTACAAGATCTTTTACAAATTTAGGTTTTACAGCATTTAAAATAGCACCGGTAGGTATAACATCGTTAAACACAATAGGTCCTAAACCTGAAGAAGTTAATGTTGTTCCTGATTCCGAAACACTTACAACCTTTACCCATTTATAAGTAACTGCATTTTCTGTATCAGCAGCGCCTGTTACTAGATTTCCGTCAACATCAAAATACTTTCCGGTTGGTGCAACAAATTTTACCATTGCTTCAGGTTCTAAAAATCTCAACGGACCCTCAGTAAATGTAGCAACTTGATAAATTATGTCGCTTGAATCTTTGATGTATCCTGTAGATCTATTGGTATCTTTGGTTACTTGATTCCATGTTAAATTGTATTCTGCATAGTCCTGGTTAGGATATTCGCTTAGATAAAAGTTTCTTACATTTTTGTCTTGGAACACAGGTATTATTTGATTTTGTAATACTGCTTCGATATCTGTTCTAGTCAAGAAATTAAAATTAATTTTCTTATCTACTTTTTCTTTAAACAGAACGCCATCGGTTGCAAACAAGTTAGTTGTAGAATATTTTCCTGTTGCATCTATTAAATCGTAATATCTGCTTATGCCAATTGAAGTTCTGTTGATCGATTTTACTTTAACGATTTCTTGACTTATTGCAAGTGGACCAATTGAATAATCTTCAGCAGTTATTAAACGGTTTTGAGTATAATAAGTTGCAGGAGCATTATTTTTTATGCTCTCGATTGTTTCAGTGCTGCTTGCATTAGTTACAGTTGTTTTCAATGACAATACAATAGTCAATGTTTCTGTTCTACCTATTCTACTAATGTACGGTATTCTAACTGTTACGTTAGTGATGTTTGCTGGAAGTATTGTATAATCTTTGTTTGCACTGATTCTGTAATAGATTCTAAACGATCCTTTTGGAAGTGTTCCAAAAATACCATCAGAGAAAATTAAGCTAACTCTATCATCTGTTCGTGTTGTTACTGTGTAGATGTTTTTAATCTTTTTATTTAGATTGTTATAAACAATGTTGTTGCCTTCTACTGCATCAACTTTGGTCCACAGCTCAGTTTCTTGTCCTGCGGAATCTAACTTGTATAACCAAACGTCTGTGTGATTTATGTTAGACGAATCAATGTCTATTGTTTGGTTAGGAACAGGAGAGTCAATTGTAAAATCTCCTCTGTTTAGTAACCCTTGTCTAAAGTGTGCAAAAAATCCTGTTGAATTACTTCCAGGTCCTTGACCGTTATCTCTATAAATGAACGCTAGAGAATTTCCGGGTAGCGGTGCTTCTTCTACTAAGTCGCCATTACTAATTGTTGTACTAACAATTTCGAAGTCTAAATTTGTATTATTAACTGACTTGGAAAAAGAGTATACAGGAGTAGTAGTAGATGCAGAATTGAATCTATATTGTTCTGTAGAAATGCCGCCTACGCTATCCAATTGAATAGGTCTGCCAAAAGTGTTTTGCACTGGCATAGCAGCATTTAAAACTTTAGTAAATTGTTCGTACCAATCGGTGTTTACACTGTCATTCCAAATAACAGTTTTTCCACTTAAATTTCTGCCAGCACTGTCTGTAATGTTTTCTGATGTGGAAACACTTTGAAATTTAAGCAAACCGTTACCGGCTTTATTACGCTGAGGATTATATGAAAGCAAACGTGCAAGTCTTAAAACACTTTCTCTGCGTTCAGCTAATTCGATAAAGTTTTCTCTTGCGTTTAAGTCAACTCTAAACGAAATGTTTTGTCCTAAAAACGCAATTAAATCGATTAACGCAAGATATTCCGACGATTCAATATAATCATTGAAGTCTTCAGGATAGTTTACTCGTAGATATTCAATCATTGTTCGACGTAAATTGTCAAAATCATATGATTTAAAATCTGCATACTTAAAACTTTGATAGATTTTTTTCCAATCTTCAGCAAGTAATAATCTGTTTTGTCTATCTGTAGAAGACATTGGCACGTTCCTTAACTATTAAAATATTTATCAGATTTAAAAAGTGCGCAGTTTTAAAGTAGACCGTTTTCTCTGTCAAATCTAAAAACTAATTCTTCACTTATACTGTAATCCAAGTAAAGTAAAGTACACTGTATTTGTAGTCCGTATTCATATTGATCGACTACTATATTATCAACCTTTACTCTAGGATCATAATTTACAATATCGGTAACGTTTTTTATAACACTCTCTTTTAAGTCGTTTGTGAGAGGTTCAAACAGTACATCCCAAATTATAGTACCAAATTCTGGATTTTCTAATTTTTCTCCCATTCTTATATGAAAATGGTTAACAATATCTTGTTTAATTAGTGCAATGTCACTGCTCTTAAAATCTTTATTGTTGGGATTTACTGTACTAATTCCTTTGTAACTTTTATTAGTAATAGGATTAGAAGCCACAAGCTGCGGTTGTACTTTTAAATTTTTATAAAGATTTTTTTCTAAAGTGCTCATGCTGTATTTATCTTCGCGTATCTGGAGGAATAAACTGTGGTGTTACTGGTGATCTGTACTTTACGTTGGGTCCAGTTGTTGTGCCGGTCGATGCTCTAGTCGTTGTTTGTGAACTGACTAGTACTTCTCTAGCACCTCCGGGAGTCATTACCGTTTGATATTTGCTTGTGATAGTTTTTACGCCTGCAGGAGTACTAACTTGATTAACCTTTGTTACAGTCTTACCGTCAGTTGAACTTCTTCCATTTAGTGCGGTATCAGTTTCACTATCAGAATATCCTCTACCTCCAATGTCATTTGGCGGCGGTAGTCCGTTTCCGGGTATTAGTCCTTGATTTGATGTAGGATTTATTCCGTTTGTCAACATATCTCGTACTTTCCTGCCTGTTCGGAAATCATATCTATTATCGTAAGGATCTGTTTTTTCGTACACATACACATTACTAGGTGTAGGAAGTCTATCATTACCTAAAGGTACGTCGGCTGCTGTTCCGCCAAAGATACGCTGGCCGCCACCGGCAGCAATTTCAGTTTGCATTTTTTGTGAAGTTCCAGTTGGCTGGTTAGCAATGCTACCTTGCTGAATGTCAACTTCAGTAACTGTTCCAGTGCCGCCATTTCTAATATCTGCTAAGTTAGCTAGAAAAACATCTGCGTTGTGATGGGCCTGGTCTATTCCATTATCATAATATGAGTCTCCTTTTTTTCGAGGTTTTCCATTATGTCCTGTCATATCGTACGGAACTGGTACACTTGAAAATACTTGTGCCAGTTTTATACAAAATTCTGCATCAGTGATTGCACCCGATTTCCAGTCTTCTAGTCTTTTATATTTTTTAATATACGCTAAAATTAAAATGTCTTGTACATCTCTGCTAAACTTAGTAGTAGTAGGATCCAATCCAGCAAACTTTACAGCTTCGCGCAACGAAGTTTCTCTAAATTGATATCGTCCACATGCATCTGACCCGTAACCCGACGCCATTCGGCGTTGTTGAAATTCATACAGTTGACTGATGGTACGTTCTGTTATCTCAGGAAAGTTTTGGCCGGAATATACTGCACAATATGGATCTCCACCGGTACCCTCGGACTCGCCCTTTGCACATAGCGTTAGTAATGCTTTTTCTTGTGTTGTAATCTGAACCATTTTTTTCCTTATTGTGGGGTTGATGTTGCAGGCGGCGGACTATCTGGATCTTCTGCTACAGTTTTAGTTTGAGTCACAGGTGACGGAATAACGCCTCTTTCAACATCCCATGCGCCGCGTTCGACTTTTGATGCACTAAAATGCATTGCGTCACTTATTTTTCTCCATTCGCCTCCCCATCCCAATCCGTGCTTGGCTGCTATTGCTCCAGTATTGGGTGGCATGTCAGTCGGTGTAGGTACTCGTTTAGGTTTGTAATACC